ATCTGAAGATGATCACGAGCGATACCATAGCGGAGGGGACGCCGCTGGTGGTGTCGAGTCCGGCGGAGATCCGGTATACGACGACGCGGGCGACGGGGTAAGTGCAAACTGCGCTTCCGGGTAGTGTCCTTATAGGAAGCGCCGCAATCCGGCGGATTGCGGTACAGGAGGGGGGGCACGGATGTTGAGTGCGGCGGATTGGGCGCAGATGGCGGCGGATCTCCTGGAGGTGCGCTCGGATAATCCGGTGAGCATCGTGATCCGGCGCGGGGCGACGACGGTGGCGGCGCAGACGGTGCGGGTGGCCAGGGTCAGTTCGCAGGGCTCGGTGGTCGGGGGGAACCGGACGGAGGAGGTCCGGGGCCGGGCGGTGATCCTGGGGGCGACGACGCTGAATATCCAGGTCGAGGACCGGTTCACGATCGCGGGGGTGCTGTACCGGGTGACGATCGTCCGTCCGAATCGACGCGCGGCGGTGGTGGCTGAGGCGGAGATGGTGGAGTAGGCAACGGATGCGCTGCGGCGCGAACGGATAAACGGATATGGCGACGGGCTTCACCTGGACAAAGCGGCCAAGTGCGGAGTTGATTCCAGGGATCGAGGATTACGGGAAGAAGGTGCACGCGGCGATCCTGGCGGTGGCCGAGTATATCGCGCAGAAGACGCAGGCGGAGATGCGCCAGGGGGCGCCGTGGGAGGATCGGACGGGGAACGCGCGCACGGGGCTGTTCGCCGTGGTGGATGATGCGGCGAAGGATCTCGTGACGATCTGGCTCTCACACGGTCACACGGTCTACTATGGCGTCTTCCTCGAGCTGGCGCATGGGAAAAAGTATGCGATCATCATGCCGACGATCGAGGCGAATCTGCCGGTGATCGAGGGTATGTTGAGGCGGGTGTTTGCGTAGCACGAGACCTGACAGGTTTGCGAAACCTGTCAGGTCTGGGCGTGGGGTGAGTACGAGACCTGACAGGTTTGCGAAACCTGTCAGGTCTGGGCGTGGGGTGAGTACGAGACCTGACAGGTTTGCGAAACCTGTCAGGTCTGCGTGGGGTGAGCGATGGGACTGATTGATCGGATCGCGGCGATGTTCAAGCGGGCCGAGGTGGCGCCGGCGCGGACGACGGATGCGGAGATGCCGGCGCCGGGGCGGGGGCCGCTGGAGCTGGCGAACGAGTGGCGCGCGGCATCCGATCGGAAGACGATCGTCAAGGCGTGCCGGGAGATGTACGCCAACGACCCGCGCGGTGTGACGGTGATCGAGACCCTGGCGCGCGATATCGTCCGTGGCGGATTCGAGGTCGAGGTCACGGACGCGGCCTCCGGCCAGGGCGATCGGGCGGAGCAGATCGCCGACGACCTGACGACGCGGCTCAGTCTGGATCAACGCCTCGACGACTGGGTGCGGCTCACGCTGCGGGATGGCGATTCGTTCCTCGAGCTGTCGGTGGACGACGGTCTGAATATCAGCCAGGTGACCCGGAAGCCGACTCTGGAGATGCGTCGGAACTCGAATAGCCGCGACCAGTTCGACGATCCACGGCGGGCATTCTGGCAGGGGGACGAATGGGCAATGGACGCGCCGGGTGATGCTGTGTGGTTCGCCCAGTGGCAGATGATTCACGCGCGGTGGGCGCACGACGAGGGGAGCCGGTACGGGCGGCCGCTGTTCGCCTCGGCGACGAAGCCGTACAAGCGGATGATCGAGGGGGAGACGGACATTGCGGTGCGGCGGAAGACGAGGGCGGGGATGAAGTACCTGCACCAGTTTCCGGCGGGCACCGACCGGGCCGTGATCGAGGAGTACAAGCTGCTGAATCGGGACAGCATCGACAATCCCCTGGCGGCGATTGCGGACTATTTCGGAACGGTGGACATCAAGGCGATCGGCGGGGATGCGGAGCTTGGCAAAATCGAGGACGTGATGCACCACATCCGCACCTGGTGGCTGGCTTCTCCGGTGACAATGAGCCTGCTCGGCTATGGCCAGGACCTCAACCGGGACGTGCTTGACAAGCAGAGCGAGCAGTACATGCGCGCGCTCGAGGGATTGACCGCCTTCCCGGAGATCGAGATCGTGGTGCCGCTGCTCGAGCGCCAGTGGTTGCTCCAGGGGATCCTGCCGGAGGGGCTGACCTACACGATCAAGTGGCACAATAAGCAGGTGCTCACGGCACTGATGGTCAGCCAGACGGCGGACGCCGCGCTGAAACTGAGGGCGGTGGGCGCGCCGGATGAGGTGGTGCGGCGGATCGTGGAGATGCTGCTGCCGGGAGTTGATTTGGGGGAGTGGGGACAGGCGTCAGGAGTCGGGGGGCAGGCGTCAGGAGCCGGGCCGGAGACGCGGGCGACGGCGGGACGGATGGCGCAGACGGCGGAGGAGCTGGGGGCGAGGCTGGGCCGATGAATCCGACGCCAGTGGACTGGGGCGAGGGCACCATGCTGCAGGGACAGCGATTGCAGGTATGGCCGCTGCCGTGGGCCGACAAGACTTTCCAGGTCGGCGAAGTATATGAGATTCCATCGGGGGCGAGGCTGTTCATCGCTGTCTGCCGGGAGTGCCAACCGCAGAGGAGGCTCTTCCTGTTCGAGGTTCTACAGATCACGGGGATACCGGACGGATGGCAGGCAAAACACTAGCGGACATTCCGCCTCGGCTGGCATTCCAGGCCCAGCAGGCGGCCTTGATGCGGCTCCAGCTCTACCTGGTGATGCGGACGCACGCGATGCTGCGGGAGTTTCTGCGGGATGCGCGGGACGTGCTGAGCGAGCAGTACGATCGGGGCGGCGACGGGCAGGCGGCCGGGGCATGGGATGGGCTGAGCATCCACGTGGCGATTCAGGGAGTGGAGCGGGCGTGGCGGACGCACTTCGACGAGTGGAAGCGAATGTTCGAGGCGCTGCGCTGGGAGGCGGGTGCGCTGCCGTTCGGGACGCTGGCGGTGTTGCACGCGGCAGCGTTTCAGGGGACAGGGGGCAGGAGTCAGGAGTCAGGAGTCAGGAGTCAGGAGTCAGGACGGACTCTGCAGGAGGCCGGGTCGGGGGTGGTGTTCGAGCCGCAGTTGCAGGCGATGTTGGATCTGATGCGGGATCGGGTCTGGGGGGATGGGTTCAATCTTTCGCAGCGGTTGTGGCGGCTCGACCAGGAGAGCCTCGAGGGGATCCGGCGGATTCTGTACGAGGGGGTGGCGAGCGGGAACAGCGCGTGGAACGTCGCGAAGAAGCTGGAGCCGTTCCTGGGGGCCGGGCGGGATTGTCCCCGGTGGGCGCGCGAACGGCTGTACAACCTGACGAAGGCGGAGATCGCCGGCGGGGATCGAACGGGGCTGCTCACGGGGGACGAGTGCATGGGCCAGGGCGTCTCGTACAACGCGCTGCGGCTGGCTCGGAATGAGATTCAGATCGCGCACGCCCGGATGACCGACGAGCTGATGGGCCGCATTCCGTGGATCGAGAAGGAACAGGTGCACCTGTCGCCGGCGCATCCGAAGGAGGACATCTGCGACGATGCCATCTCGAACGGGGAGAACGGGCAAGGAATATATCCCCAGGGCACAATCCAGTTGCCACTCCATCCGCAGTGCCTGTGCTATAAGACGGCGATCCAGATGAAGCCGGACGAGTTCTCCGGGAAGCTGCGGGGGTGGCTGCACGGGGACAACTGGGCGGAGATGGATGAGTATGCCTCGATGCTGGGGAGGGGGCGCGCGGGGATCGTCGATCAGTTGGCGATGGGGATCACGCAGCGGATCCTGGTGTGGCTGTGGGACGGCCCGGGGCAGATGGATGCGGCGGCGGGATGAGGCAACGGATGCGCTGCGGCGCGAACGGATAAACGGATAAGGGCGGACTCCGAGTAGCGGCATTATAGGAAGTCAAAATGAGCTTCAATACGCGATTCAATCCCTCGGCGAACGGGGGGCTGCACCTGGGGCACGTGTACCCCGTTCTGATCAATGAGGCGGTGGCGCACGAGTCGGGGGGCCATTTCACTGTGCGATTCGAGGATACGGCGCGCTCGTCGTTGCACCTCATGCCATTTGTCCTGCAGCAGCGGATCGCCGAGCTACAGCAGGACGAAATCATGTGGCTCGGCGTACCGGTGGACGAGTGGAGCTATCAGAGCGACATCGACGAGGAAGTCACGATTTTGCTGCGCGAGCGCTTCCATTATGAACCGCTGCCGGATGAGCCGTGGCGGTTTGCCGAGATCGCCGGCGGGGCGTTCCAGCCGTATCCGTTCACGCCGACGCTGACGGCGCGCAAGGTCGTGATGGACTGGATGCAGGGCGTTAACTTCCTGATCCGGGGCGTCGACCTGGCGACGGAATACAGCCTCTATCAGTTCTATTGCGTGACGTTTGGCCTGCCGCTGCCACGGCATTTCATCCTGCCGCGTCTGCGCGATGCACATGGCGACGTGAGCAAGAGCAATGGCAGCACGACAGTGGCGGAGCTGCGGGCGGCGGGATTGACGCCGGAGGAAGTGCGCTGGCGGGTGAGCTTGGCCTGTCTGCGCAACGCGTCGCTGCCGTGGGCGCTGCACAATCTCAATCCGGAGCCGAGACTATGAGCTTCATCGAGCCGGACGAGTTCATCATCCTGATGGATTATCCAGGACTGCTCAGCGTGGACAACCTGAAGCGGGTCCGGGATGAGGGCGTACGGACGCTGTACGCTTACGTGAGCTGGCAGCAGGTCGAGCGGGTGCCAGGCGTTTTTGACTGGACGACCGCGGACGCGTGGGTGGAGCGGGCGAGGTCAGCCGACATGAAGGTGCTGCTGCGCTGCTACGATCAGGCGCCGGCGTTCTTTCCGGACGACTGGTATCTGCGGACGGCGGTCGGCGAGATTTGGCGCGACATCCCAGACTGGGGCGGCACGCGGCGGCACACGCTGCTCTCGCCCTGGTGCCTGGCCGCGATGGACGCAGAACAGGATTTCATGCGGGCGTGCCAGGAGCACTATGGCAGCAACGGACGGGTGCAGGTCTATGCCGGGGTGGCGCACGACGGCGAGGTATTGCTGCCGGGGATGGTGGCCAGCTATTACGATCCGCACGCGCTGGCCAGTTTTCGGGATTACAGCGCCGAGATCTTCGGGCGGACGAGCGAGACCAGCGCGCCGGTAGACCTGCCGACACGCAAGGCGATGGACCATCCTGCCACAACGGAATGGTTGAATGCCACGTTATTCGACTACGTGGCAGTTCAACAGGAGCCGTTCCCGGAGATCTGGCTGTCGCTGGTGGAGCGCAACACGCCGTTCGCCGAGGCGGTCGAATGCGGCCCGAGGTCGGGCAACTGGCTGATGCGCCAGTTCTGCCGAGACCTGCCGGATAAGCTGGACAAGCCGCTGAACGTCCTCCTGTTCGAGGTCTACCGGGAGGGGGGGACGCAGGGCGCGCTGGAGAATGTGCGGGGCTTCGAGGATCGCACCTGGGTCGGCAGCCAGTTTTGCGAGGGGCTGTGGACGAACACGGATGATGCCATCGGCCGGGGCCTGCGGGGCTTCATCACTGCGCCGGTGTACCCGGATCAGAGTCACGCGACGTTCGAGCCGTGGAAGTTGGAGGCGATCCGGTGGGCGCTGGGGAAGTGGCGGGAGCGCCGGCTATGACGATCGGGATCGCGGCGCTGTGGTGGGAGCACGTCGAGCTGCTGCCGGAGTTCGTCCGGCTGATGAGGGTCCGCGGGTGGGATCGGCTGCTGTTCGTGGACAACGCCAGCTCGATTTCGGCGCACGTGGCGTACCAGGTGGCGGCGGCCGCGCTGGGGCCGGGGGCCAGTGTGCTGCGGATGGCCGAGAATGACGTTTTGCGAGGCTGGAATGCCGGCATGGCGGCGCTGGGGACGGACGTCGTGGTGCAGATGAGCAACGACGTCGAGATGATGGACGAGCGGTGGCTGGCGTGGCTCCTCGAGGGGCTGGAGCCGGGGATCGTGCTCGGCCCGATCGGGGCGCACCAGGAGGGGCTGTTCTACGTGGATGGTTGCCTGTGCGCTATGATGCGCGCCGACTGGGAGCGGCTCGGGGGACTGGATGAGGGCTATCTGCATCCCGGCTACTGGAGCGACGTCGACCTCTCGTACCGCGCGCAACTGCTCGGCATGACGACCCGGCAAACGCAGTGCGGCATCCGGCATCTGCGGAATGCGAGCACCGGCGGCACGCCGGACGCGGAGTCGCAGCGCCGGTGGCTGGCCAATCGGGAGCGATACGATGCGCGACTCCGGGTATCGCCATTATAGGAAGCCATGAGAGACGTGATCAAAGCCTATCTGGCGGCTGACATGACCCTGATGACGATCCTCACGGGGGGGCTGTACGCGGGCGGGGAGATCAGCCGGCAGGATACGGCGGCGGCGTTCGATGCGAACGGCGAGATTTTGCCGTGCGGGCTGGTGGCGCTGGAGACGCAGGTGCCGGGCGGGCCGTACACGGACGGTATGAGGCTCTTCTTCACGGTGACGTTCTGGCAGCGGACGGGCTACGCCTCGATCGACGCCGCGCTGAATGAGACGTTCGTTCGGCTGCATGACTCGAAAATCGGGGTGACGACGAAGCTCTGGACGGTGCGCCACGCCGAGGATTCGGCGGATCTGGAGGATCCGGGGCTGCTGTGTCCGATGAAGTACGGGCGGTATGAGATGGTGCGGCGCCGATGAACACGTTTATGGGGTTCTTGCTGCCGGCGGATGGGTATGGGATCGCGGGGCAGAAGGTCGGCAGGCTGCTGGCTGCGCGCGGGTGGTCGGTGGTCGATATGATGTCGGCGTTGGAGTCCTTCGATGGCACTCAGGATCCGCATTGGGACGTGGCAGGATCGACGGTGGCGATGTGTACGGCGGAATGGCTGCGCTATATGTCGGCGCCGGACGGCATAACGCTGTACACGATGTTCGAGTCGAGCCGGCTGCCGGCGGGGCACGTCGAGCTGATGAATGAGAAGGCGCGCGCGGTGATCGTGCCGTGCGATTGGTGCGCTGAGGTGTTCAGGGCGAACGGGGTTACGACGCCGATCTCTGTGGCAGGGTTGGGGGTGGATGGGGCGGATTTTCCCGTGATCGAACGCTGCGGCGCTCAGAATGACAGGCGAGACAGGCCGTATACGTTCCTGTGGAGCGGGACGCCGGACCAGCGAAAGGGCTGGGACGTGGCGTATACGGCGTTTTGGCAGGCGTTCCAGGGGGACACGGACGTGCGGATGATCATGCACTTCCGCACGCTGCCGAAGGGGATCAAGGGGTGCGGCGATACGAACGTGGAGCTGGTCGAGGGGCGGCTGTCGGATGCCGAGTGGCTGGCGCTGCTGGCCAGGGCGGATGCGTTCGTGTTTCCCTCGCGGGGCGAGGGCTGGGGGCAGCCGCCGCGCGAGGCGGCGATGACCGGGCTGCCGGTGATGGCGACGAACTGGAGTGGGCTGGCGGCCGGGATCGAGCATTGGGCGCTGCCGCTGCGGGTGACGAGATGGAGTCCGGCAGAGTTCGGGTTTTGGGGCGATGATGATCTCGGGGAGTGGGCGGAGCCGGAGCCGGAGCACCTGGTGGCGCTGATGCGGTGGTGCGTCGAGCATCCGAAGCAGGCGGCCCAGCGGGGACAGGCGGCGGCGGCCTGGCTACGGGAGAATGCGACGTGGGAGCGGACGGCGAGGGCGGTGGCGGATACCTGTCAGGTTTGCGAAACCTGACAGGTCTGGCTCGGCGGCCGCGGCGATTGCGGGGAACCTACGGCCCCCGGTCGCGGCGGTGCGTTAGAGATGTTGAGCGATGGGAGTAGGCAACGACGAGTGTGCTTCGGCCTGCGGGCCTCGCAATGACAGGAAGGTGAGAGATGAGTTTTGGAGACAAACCGTTCGGATTGCACGAGGTGCATCTGATCAATCTGGCGACCGGCGGCTTTGAGGAGCTGCCGGTGGCGCAGACGCTGAAGTTCGGTGAGGCGGTGACGAGCGAAACGCTCGAAGGGAACGATCAGATCAATGCGGTCGTGACGTTCTCGAAGAGCGTCGAGTGGGAGCTGGAGGCGGGCGGGATCAGCCTGGCCGCCTATGCGCTCATGACCGGGCGGACGCCGGTCCCGGCCGGGACGACGCCGAGTTCGACCTACACGCTGACGGGGCGCGGGGCGGTGGCCTTCCCGTACTTTAAGATCCGGGGGAAGGTGCTGGGCGAGGGGCTGGACGACCTCCATTGCCTGATTGCGAAGTGCAAGCTCACGGACAATATCGAGGGTGAGTTCGCCTATGGCAAGTTCTTCGTGACGAAGTGCAAGGGGATCGGGGTGGACGACGGGGTGCGGCTGTGGGAGTTCGTGGCGAATGAGACGGCGGCGGCGCTGGGGACGACGTGACGGGACGAGGGTCAGGGGTCAGGGGACGGGGGGTCAGAGGGCTGACTCCTGACTCCTGACTCCTGATGCCTGACTCCTGAATAGGAGGGGACGTGGCAAACGTGAAACTGGCGCAGTGGCGCGCGGGACGGACGGAGGAATTGACGCTGCCGAGCGGGCTGACGATCACGGTGAAGCGGATCGGGCTGCTCGACCTGGTGGGGTCCGGGGAGCTGCCGAAGCCGCTGCTGGGGATGGTCGACCAGGTGATGAGAGCCGGCGGCGTTGTGACGGTGGAGGCGGCCGAGCTGGCGCAGTATCTGACGCTGATCACGGCGGCGGTGCGGCTGGCGATTATTGATCCGCCGGTGGCGGATGTGGGGGATGACGAGCACCTCGGCATCGACGAGCTGACGGCGGACGATAAGCTGGCGATATTCAACTGGATGAATGCGCCGGCCAAGGCGGTGACGCCCTTTCCTCCGGAATCGGGAGGAGCTGTGGCTGCTGGATCAGGTGGCGAAGCGGTACGGGAGCCGGCCGTCAAGCCTTTTGAGGATTGAGGACGGGTGGCTGGCGTACCAGGTGGACGTGGCGGCGCTGCTGTTGGGGGTCCAGGTCGATGGGGCAACGGCTGATGGAAAGAAGACGGCGGCGCAGGCGCTGGCGGAGCTGGGGGGCAGAGGAGCTGAGGATCTGAGGGGCAGAGGGGCAGATGGGCGGCAGTGGCGGGATGCGCGGCCGTTTGTGTCGAGGGTGGTGCGGATCAAGGAAGATGGCTCGTGGGACGATTGAGACCTGACAGGTTTGCGAAACCTGTCAGGTCTGGGATTTGCCGAGTAGCTCAATTATAGGAAGTGCTGGATGGCTGTCGAATTAGGCAGTGCGGCCGGAAAGATCACGATCGATGCGAGCGGCGTAACAGCGGGCATTGCCGAAGCGCAGAAGTCGCTGCAGGGTGCGCAATCGTCGTTTGCGAATGTGGGAGCTTCGATCAGCCAGGCGGGCGTGGGGATGATGACGCTGGGCGCGCCGCTGGTGGCATTCGGGGGGATCGCGGCGAAGGTGGCCGGCGATTTCGAGAGCCAGATGAACGTCCTCTCCGTGGCGGCCAAGGGCGGGAGCACGAGCCTGGAGGACCTGCGGAGCGTGGCGATCACGGCGGGCCAGGATGTGCGGCTGGTGGGGGTGAGCGCGGCGGACGTGGCCGGCGCGATGACCGGCTTCAGCAAGGCCGGCCTGGACACGAACCAGATGCTCGGCGATATGCAGGGCTATCTCGCCGGGACGACGGAGCTGGGGGGCGCGCTGCGCGCGGCGATCGACCTGGCGGCGGCCAGCGAGCTCGACCTGGGGCAGGCGTCCGACCTGGTGACGATCACCATGAACACGTTCGGGCTGAGCTCCGACCAGGTGGTCGGGGCGATGAGCAACTACGTCCAGTCGGCGGACGCCAGCGTGGCCAGCGTCACCGATCTGCGGGATGCGATGATCAATATCGGGCCCACGGCGGCGGCGTTCGGGTTCAGCCTGGAGGATGTTAACACGGCGCTGGCGCTCCTCTCGACGCGCGGGATCGTGGGCGCCGAGGCAGGCACGGCACTCAAATCGATGCTCGTCAACATCATGCGGGATGCGCCAGAGGCGACCAAGGCGCTGAAGGAGTTGAACGTCTCGCTGTATGACCAGGACGGGGCGATGCGGCCGTTGCCCGACATTGTGGCCGACCTTTCCAGGGCGCTGAGCGGCATGACCGACGAGCAGCGCAATAACTACGTCCAGACACTGGCCGGCTCCTACGGGATGAAGGCGATGAACACGCTGCTGGCCGAAGGCGCTGACGGCTGGAAGACGATGGAGTCCTCGATTGCGGGCGCTTCGACGATGCAGGCCACCGCGGCGGCGCAGACGAAGGGCTTCAACGCGGCGATGGAGAATCTGAAGAGCAGCGTGGAGACGTTCCTGATCACGGCCGGGACGCCGCTAATCGAGAACGTGCTGACGCCGTTGATCGGGATCCTGACCGATGTGATGGGCAAGCTCGCCGGGATGAACCCGGAATGGATCAAGTGGGCGGTGATCATCGGCGGGGTGGCGGTGGTTCTGGGCGGGCTGCTGGTAGCCGTCGGCAAAGTGATGAGCGCGATTTCGGCGATTTCGACGGTAGTTGGGCTTCTCGGGCCGCTGTTCGCTGGGCTGGGGGCGGCGCTGGGGCCTGTGCTGCTGATCATCGCGGCGGTAGCGCTGGTCGCTGGGGCGCTATACCTGGCGTGGAAGAGTAATTTCCTGGGGATCCGGGATATTGTGGATGGCGTCGGGAAGACCATCAAGGCAGTCTTTGACTTCATCAAGGGCGTGATAGGCAATTTCCTCCTCTTCCTTAAGGGAGAGATCACCTTCGACGAGTTTGTTTCGAGGGCACAACAAAGTTTCGAGAACCTCAAAAACTTCCTCGCAAATATTTGGGGCCAGATTGGTGAGAAGGTATCGGCAGCGTGGGAGACAATCAAAGCGATCTTCGCCAGGGTGCTGGAGGCCATCAAGACGGTCATCATCCAAAAGATCTCTGAGTTTATTGCCCCTCTCGTCGGCGGGATGGAGAACGCCAAGCGGATCGTGACCGAGGCGTGGACGAACATTCAGACGTTCCTGGCCGGGGTGTGGGAGGGGATCAAGACGAGTGCGGCGGCGGCCTGGGAGGCGCTGAAGGGGATCGTGCGGGTGGCCATCGAGGCGGTGCGGACGATTATCGCCACGGTGCTGGCGCTGATCTCCGGGGATTGGGGCACGGCCTGGGAGGGGCTGAAGACGGGCGCGGGGCGGATCTTCGGGGAGATCGCCACGGCCGTCGGGAATGTGGTCGAGACGCTGCGCACGGGGCTGGCCGTGAAGTGGGAGAGCATCCGCAGCGGGGCGGTTGAAAAGTTCGAGGCCCTGCGGGCCGGGGCAGCCGAGAAGTGGGAGAGCATCCGCAGCGGGGCGGTTGAAAAGTTCGAGGCCCTGCGGGCCGGGGCAGCCGAGAAGTGGGAGACCATCTGGACGACCATCTCCGGGGTAGTGGGGCGGATCAAGGATTTTGTCGTCAACACCCTCGGCGAGATCGTGACGGCGGCGGCGAATCTGTTCGGGAAGATTATTGAGGCGATCTCCGGCGGGGGAGCAGGGGAGGGGGCCGGTGGCGCCGGGCTGGGCGGGCTGCTGAACGTGGCGCAGCTCAAGGCGACGATCGTCGAGGTGGTGACGGCGCTGCAGGGGATGCAGGTGCAGATCGGGCTGATCTGGTCGGCAATCCAGCTCAGCACGACCACCACCTGGACGGCGATGCGGCTTTTCTTCACGACCTGGCTGGCGGCGCTGCAGTTGGCGCTGACGACGGCGTGGTTGGCGATTCAACTGAGCACGACGACGATCTGGACGGCGATGCAGCTTTTCTTCACGATCTGGCTGGCGGCGGAGTTGCTGGCGTTCCAGACGTGGCTGTCGGCGCTGCAGTTGGTGCTGACGACGGCGTGGGCGGCGATTCAACTGAGCACGACCACCACCTGGATGGCGATCCAGCTCCAGCTCGCTACGATTTGGGCTGCGATCGTCCTGCAGATCACTACGGATATCACGCTCATCCACAAGACGGTGATCGACAACTACACGGGGATCCTCGGTGGAATCCGCGCGCTGGACACGTTGCTCGTGCTGGAACTCACGACGCAGTGGGGAAACATGCTGCAGATTGTGTGGACATCGGCGCAGCAGATGCACGCGGTGGCTGTGGCCGAGACGCAGGCGATGTGTAATGAGATTATCGCTATTATGCGCGCGACGGTGGACGGAGCGTATAGCGCCGGCAGGGCGATGGCAGACGCATTCGGCGCGGGGATCAAGGCGGGACTGGAGTCCGCATTGTCGGAGGCCAGACGGCTGGCGCAGGCGATTCGGGATTGTTTGCCCGGCTCGGATGCGAGGACGGGACCGCTGAGCGACCTGACGGCCTCGGGGAAGGCGCTGCCGATTACGCTTGGGAAGGGGATCCGGGCGGGCGTAGGGTCGGCGGTCGCTGCGGCGGAGGCGCTGGCCGAGGGGATCAAGGGCAAGATGCGGCTCCCGGAGTGGGGCGACCTGGCGTATGAGTGGCGGAAGGCCACGGAGGGCATGACGAAGGGCCAGATGCGGCTCCCGGAGTGGGGCGGGGCAGCCTATACGAGCTCCAACCTACTGGCGGGGCTGCCGGCGGATTTGCAGGCTTTGGCCGGCCAGTTCACGCATCGCGTCTATGGCGGATTGGCCAGCGCGGGCAGCGCGGCGGCGGGTGCGGCGGGTGCGGCGGCGGGTGCGGTGAGCGGCGCGCAGGATACGCTGATTGCGGCGCTGGATGGGCTCCGGGGCGCGGTGGACAAGTTGACTACCGCACTGAGCGGAGGTCTGGCGGAGGGCCTGATCAAGGGCAAGATGCGGCTCCCGGAGTGGGGCGACCTGGCGTATGAGTGGCGGACGCAGCTGGACAAAGCCACGCAGGGGATGACGAAGGGCCAGATGCGGCTCCCGGAGTGGGGCAACAGTCCGCAGACAAGCGAGCTGATTACGCTGCTGAGCGGCACGCCGACGACGGGCCTGTCTGCGGCGGTGTGGGGTGCGCTGATGTCGATCCTGAAGCCAGGGCAGAGCGCCTCGCAGCCGCAGTCGATCACAGTGAATGTGTATAATCCGGTAGGTGAGCCTACGGAGAACAGCATCTTGCGGCAGTTGCGGACACTGAGTTATGTGGGCGTGCTGGGGTGACCTCCGATTATGCACATTATAGGAGCCGATTGTGAGCCAGGCGTGGGAATATGACGGGATCGATTTGACCCGGCACGGGTACAACGTGCGGCTGTTGGGGGCGCCCTTGAACACGCCGGCACGGCGCGGCGACAACGTGGTGGTGCCGCACAAGGACGGCCGGCTGTATGTGCCGAAAATGTTCGACCAGCGGGTGCAGACGCTGGCGATGTGGGCGATCCACGAGCCGGTGGACGGGGGGACGGGCACCGAAGCGGACATGCTGGCACACCTGGACGCGCTGCGGGGGCTATTCGCCAGGGCCGGCCAGCATACGCTGAAGTTTCAGTTCGGGAGCGCGGTGCGGACGGCGACGGTCGAGGTGGTGCGGCAGGTGGAGTTCGAGCCGAAGGTGTTCAACGCGGCGTATGTGTTTGTGGTCGAATTCCTGATGGCGGATCCGCTGTGGTATGCGGAATCCAAGACGACGGTGGGGCCGACCATAATCACGATGTCGAGCCAGAATATCACGATCAATAATGCGGGCACGTATGAGAGCCAGAAGGCGATCTTCACCATCACCGGGCCGATCACGAATCCGATTCTGACGATCGGGGCGATCTGGATGAAGTATACGGGATCGGTGGGGAGCGGGTCGACGCTGGTGATTGATTGTGGGGCATGGACGGCGAAGCTCGACGGGGTGGATGTGAGCGGGAATATATCTCACGATGGGGCATTGTGCTGGCTGCCGATTCCAGTGTCAACGACGAATTCGCTGAATGTGGCGAGCTCGGGGTATACGTCGGGGACGACGGTGAAGGTGCAGTTCTATGCGCCGTATGTGTGAGGGCGCAATACGACAGGGGAGGGAATCATGGCAAGGTTGTTGACGGCGGGATTTGAGACGGGTACGATTATGGAAATGAACGGTCCGTCGAATACAGCAATAGCTGCGCCGGAGGTGAGTACGACGGCACGCACGGGCACATATTCTCTAAAGCTGGGAGCGTATGGTTCCGGGCTGACCGGCGCCTACAAGGGCCATGTGTTCGGTGATGATTTGACCGAGCTGTGGTTCCGATTTGCATTTCAGTATGATGCAAACGTTGCGGGGGATTTCCCTCTATTGAAGTTTTACGATGATCTCGGAGCCATACAGATCATCTTAGCATACGACATTTCTACGCAGTCGCTGCAGTGGCAGAACGGGGCAGGGACGATGATTGCGGCAGGGCACCTTACGCTGCAACCCTCAACATGGTATATGATTGAGGGGCATTTGACGATTGGCGGCTCGGGGGTGGCGACGTGCAAGGTGAACGCGGTCACGGATGCGAGTTTCAGCGGGGATACCGATTACACGAACGCAGGGAACGTGAGGGCCCTGCGTTTCACCGGTCCTCCGATCAGTGGTGGATTCATGTGCTATTGCTACATAGACGATATCGGGGTCAACGATGGGACGGACTCCTTTCAGAATTCGTACCCTGGGCTAGGCGGGATCTTCTTCCTAAAGGCCAACGGCGATGGGGTGACAACGGACTGGACGACCAGCGAGATCAGCGACCATTATGCTCTGGTGGACGAAGTGCCGGCGAATACGACGGACTGGGTACAGGGGGAGAATGCTGGCGATCTGGAGCTGTTCGACATCGAGAACACGCCGACCTATGTGGTGGCGATCAATGTGGTGCAGCCGGTGTTTCAGGCGGCGGTGGCGGTGAGCGGGTCAAACGAGCTGCAGGATGTGGTGTATGATGGGGCATCGGAGTATCCAGGTAGCACGACGCATACGATCATCTCCATTCATCCGACCTATGTGTTGTACCGAGGCGAGACGTACTACGAGCAGCCGGATGGGGTGAGCGGGGCGTTTGACGAGGATGCGCTGGATGCACTGCAGGTGGGGTTTCAGATTCCGGTCTAGGCTGGGGCTGGACAGCTAACTATCTGTTAGGGGATGCGGTACAACAGGAGGAGGGGATATGTCGGGGCAGTTGACGCAGTTCGGGGCGAATCGGGCCGTGGCGGCCGGGGTGGGGCAGTCGCAGGCGGCGACGTGGGCGATGTATCTGGCGCTGATCACGGCGCTGCCGGCCGGGCCGGATACGGCGACGCTGGAGGATTTCAACGACAATGAGATTACGACGGCGGGATACTCGCGGCAGGAGGTGGGGTGGACGAGCCCGGCTGGAGATCCAAGTGAGATCGAGAACGATGCGGAGATTGTGTTTGGGCCGTTCACGGCGGACCCGCCCCCGGTCCAATATTTGTTCCTGACCAATACGTCCATCGGCACGAGTGGGAGTGTGATGGCGTACTGGACGGCGGACGCGGAGCAGGACGCGGGGGACGGGGATAGCATTCGGATCGGCGCCGGGGATCTGACGATGAGTGTAGACTAGGCAGGAACTGGG